GCCCGCTTGTCGTTGCTGGTTCTGAACCGATTTCAAGCGGAAATTCGGATCAATCTGGCGGATCATCTGCTCTGCAACGAGAGCAACTTGTTTTTGTGCCGCGCTTTTGTTTGTGGTTCCATCAGGGTTAGTGGGCGGAACGTAGCCAGAAGCAGCCAATTGCTCCACGGCCTGTCGAACAACCCGTTGCTTTCCTTGCAACGCTGGAAAGCGGGTTTCAACATGTTTAACAAAGTTCTTCGTCTGCTGCTCACGAACAAACGCTTTTTGAGCCTCAACCTGCTGTTGAATTGGAGAAAGGGCATCCTGGAACAAGAGTTGTGAAGACGTAGTGGCAAACTTAGCCGCACCGTCAATCATCTCTTGGAACTTGGCCACAAGGGCATCAGGATCTGCCTCAGGGTCACGAAGGAGCTTTACAAACTCTTTGTTGACCTTATAGCGATTCAGCTTAGCATCAATCTCATCGGGAGAAAGCTGCTGCTGTTGACGCTGCGGTGCGTTGGCCATTGCGGCTCGCGTGGCAAGGTCAACAATCTGCTGTTGTGTCAAACCACCAGAAGGCGGTGTAGGTGAATCGTCGTCATCGTCTTGGATGTCGTCGTTTCCGTCTTCGAGCCCAGGCTCGTTTTCATCAAGCGGAAGATCATCTTCAATGTCTTCCAAGTCATCATTATCGTTTGGCATTGTGTTCGTTTAGTTTGTGGTTGAGATCAGCTTCCGTTGAGGAAATCAGATCGAGAAATTTTTTCGTTTCCGCCAGCGCACCAATCATACGTTCGCGGATGGCAAATTGAGCAAAGTCTTTAGGGGCATCTTGAAGAATGGTTGCAAGTCCTTTTTCATAAACAACTTTGTTTTCAAGAACAAATCCATTAAAGACCTCATTTTGTTTAAGCTGCTCCAGGGAGAGGAGGAGCTGGTTGAGTTCCTGGCGGGAGAGCGGGCTGGGTTCCGGGTTGTCCATTTGGAGGGAGGGTTGGTTGTTGGAGTTTAAAACGTTCAAGATTCTTTAACCCCCGCAGCGACTGAACTTCTTTAATCATCTCTACGAGATCAAGTCCAGTGGCTGCAAGAACCTCAGGGTTGGAAGCAAGAATGCCAATCAACTCTTGCAGTGACTGTGCCATATAGTTCTTCTCACTTGCAAGCGTGCCATCAAAGGAGAAGTAGTCTTCATTGCCCAAAAGTGTAGTTGGATCTTCCGCATGGAAGTAGGTCCAAAACTCCTGCGCATTCTCCCCAACAACCCGCTCAAATGTCTCAAACATCAAATCTTGGCGGGTGTTAAGCAACATCTTCCTTCCCTGAGAAGCAAGACCGTCGATCCACACAGTGGCAGCAATCAGCTTCATTCTTGAAGCCGCCCCAGCATTCGCTGCACGGTTTTCAGTAGCCGACCGACGACCAGAAGCAACCTGGCCCATCGAGTTCTCATTGACGCCAGACACAATTTGCATCATCCGCATCAACGTCTCTGCATCCTGCATGTGTGTAACCGTTGGATCGACGGTCTTGAGTTGCTGGATAAACGCATTAACCCCTTGGTTGTAGGGTGCATTTTTCTTCAACCGAATATACTTAGCCCCAGCCGTGAGATCAGAGACTTCAATGAAAGAAGGATCCACCACATACCGGCCTTCCACATTCTGCCTCACCGCGGCCACACGGGCATTAAGCAACCATGTGACAACTTCCTGCAGCGGATCAATCAACATCGAAAGTGAATCACACAATTCCGTGTGTTGATCCGGTGACATCGTGAGAATGTCATAAGTGAATTCATTGTGAGGTGCGTTCAACGGGCGGGCAGAAATAATCCGCTGGTCATTCGCAATACCAAAGACCCAAATTTCTTCCTCTTCACTGTCGGAAAGTTCATAATCTTTCGGAGTGACTTTCGCTTGCACCGTAAGAATACAAACCATATAATCATCCGTCTTAGCACCCTTTCTCTGCATCTGAGGATCAATATCCTTCAACCGCGTGCCATTTTGCCGTGTGCGCCAAGCCTTTGCATCAAACGGAGTGATGTGCTCAGTGCCGAAGGCTTCCCCATTCTTCTCCATCGCGCGAAGTTCCTGAAAGTGAAACTGTGTCTCATCCGCGGCAAACCGCCCACGTTTCCAGCTCGAAAGAGGCTGGCGGGTGTCATAAAAGAAATAATACGGCGAGATAACCTCCACCTCATTCCCATCATAAATCACCACTTCGTCAACTGTCTCAGCGGGCTGTTCCATCGGCAGCATCATCCCAGCCATCAAATCAAACGGAAGTTCAATGGATTCAGCCTTACGTTTGACCTCTTTGCTCTCAAACCGCCAGCTGGTTTTCATCACTCCAATGTTAAACCGCGCCATATCCAACAGCGCCTGCACCAGCTTTGAGTGATAATTGGTATTCCTAACTTCCCGATCAATAACAGCTTGGCAAGCAGTGAGGGCAGCGCCATAGTCTTCCGGGCCAGTGGGAACCAGCTCAAAGATGGATTCCTTCTGAGTGTAAGCGAGAAAGAGGAAAGTGACAAGCGTGTTGACCTGTGCGTAGGACAGTGGCACAGTCATCTTTTCTGGCTCACGCTTGTTGCGAGCACGGATGTCATTAGCGTCAGGCGTGCGGACGGAGCGATAAGTGTCGAGTGCCTTGTCCCAGGAGTCATAATGGGACGCCATCACGCCACGTGAGCGGTTCACATTCTTCACAAGAAACGTGCAAAGCTCATCCAGCTTTTCGTCTGGAATTTCAGCCTTTAGGCGGGATGTGAGGTCTTTGGGTTTCATGGAAGAATGCCAAGTTTTTGCAAGTGCTCTGTCATCATCCTGGCTTGTGTTGCTTGGTCAAGTTCAACGGGGATTTGAGCTTGCTGAAAAAGTTCAAAGGCTTTAGCGTTTGCCTCCGGCGAAGGCATTACTGGGACTAGTCCTGCAACTGGTTCAGCTAAAAAAGGAAACCCAGCTGATTGACGCCTTGCCATTGCTGGTGCAGTTCCAAAAAGCTTGTTTATTGCAAGAATTAAATCTTCTTGTGTAGGTTCACCAGCTTGAGCTTCATGCTGTTTATAAACAAAAGGAAAATTTTTGTAAGCTCCAGTTGGTAAGTAGCCAGCAGAAGGCAAACCAGTTGTAAACATTGCTTCTCCCATAGAAGAAAAATCTCTATACTTTGGAAGAATGTTTCTGTTTGGCTCGTGGCCTGGAGTATTATAGTTAGAGCCTGGCATATTAAGCAACAAGTTTAGTCAGTGAACTCGATCCAAGCGGGCTAAGGTCAAGCCAGTTGTCTTGATACGCCAGTGCCTCTTGCTTCAGTTCTTCGCGCTTGAAATCAACCCATTCAAGGCCAACAACGCAGGCGCGGTAGAAACATTCCATCATGTGGTCATCTTTGTCAACTGGTTTTTCTTTTCCTTTATCCCAACAGTAGGTGTAAAATTCTCGCAGAGTTCGGGAGCAAGCAGAATTGAAATACAAGTTACCGGGTTTGGCAAGTTCTTGCTTAGCTTTCTGAATCCCCGTGGACAGTTCCTTCGGAGCTGGAAGAACATTCAATCCCCGCGAGATAAAAATGTCCGCATAGCACTGCCCGTTGATTGGATTCGGAATAAACCCAAGCGGGTCCATGATGATCTGCCAAGGCGTGCGGCCCTTAAGCACCGCATGAATCTGCGTGCAGAGGTCTTCAATATAACATGGTGAAAACAACTCCTGATACATAAACGACTGCCCCGTGGGAGCGGTTGCCCAAAACTGCACCGCATGCGGCGTGCGCGGGTGTGGGTCAATGAACACCCTAACCGTGTAATTGTCCGGCGGTTCATCAAAGTCTTTCCACCCAAGCGGGAGCGTCGTGTAAACATGCTTTTCCTGATCAAACTCCGGATAAACCAACCCTTGTGAATTCTTCGGCAATCCGTAAATTCGACTCGCCCGCTCGGTTTCAGAAAGCGTCTTCGCATAAAGATCCACCTCAGCCTTATCCAACGTCGGGTTGTCATAACTACTTCCCGTCATAATCCAGCATTCCGGTTTCTGTTCCCAAGAGAACCCACTATCAAACGAACTCTTCATCATCTTCACGGGCAAGAAAAACTCATTAATCCACTGTTCCGAAATCGGTGTGCAAGTGAACCAAGAACTCCCCCTTGTATCCATCAACCCGCGCGAATAAGCCTTCCACATCGCTTCTGGAATTGGCTCATCCACATGAATCCAATCCCACTGAGAACTTTCCCCGCCCAGCGGATTAGCCATAAAGCTCCTCACGGTGTCCAGTTCAATCGTGGAAATCGTTCCCCAAATGTTCTTCACCTTAATAATCGACACCTCCCCCGCTTGATTCTTAATACAAGCCTCCACACGGTCCTTCGGCAGCATCGCCATAAGTTTCCCCGTTTCAGGACTCGTGAAAATCTCCCGCGCCTTATCCCAATCCGCCACAAGAATCACACCCTTCGTCGCTCTCCTCGGTATTCCAAGATGACGGACAGGATCGTCTTTGTCACACCAGAGCCGCGCGCCGAGGGCGAAAGAACAGTCCTCCGCAGAACCACAGGTGGATTTACCAAAGCGATTTCCAGTGCGGAGGTAGCGGTGTTTGTGACCGGCTGCGGCATGGAAAATAGCTTGCTTGGACGATGGGCGGTAGGCGACAACACCGTAGGCTTCACGGAGCTGTTTGAGTCGGCGGAGTTTTTCAAGGCGCTCCTGGACGGTTGGATCTGGGAGGTCCATAGGGAGAGTTTAGGTCGCGGAGGAAAGGACGATTTGGTATTGTGGGTTTGCTGGGATGCAGGTGAGCAAACCGTTGGTGGAGACAAAGGGGTAGTAACCCCACGGTTCACCGTTGTGGCGTTTAAGCGGGGTTGCTGCAACAACGTCACTCTTGACTCCGTAAGTTGGCGTAGCAACAACTGGAGTGCCAACAAGGCTGTAACCGGTTACTTCCGCGTTTGCTGTGAAAGCGGTTTCTGACGTGGAAGCACCACCAACCTTGTAACTAAATTGAGAAGAAACAAGATTTCGCCAAGTGCCAAGCGGGAAGAAGTTCTGGATTAGGCACATCGGGGAGAAGCCATAGGCATAACCAGACATTGCGGAACCAGTGTCTGTCGTTACAGCATTATCGTAGCTTGTGGTAAACACACCTGAAGCTGTATTCCAAGCAGAGCAGGCTAACAGGAGCTCCGTGGAACTCATAACCGCAGCAATAAACGAACCCTGTGGAACATAAGGTGCAGAAATGGGCATTCCAGGAAAGCAACCAGTGGTATCGTCAAGGGTGATAACACTCGTAGAACCGTCTGTTGCAACGTTGGTAAGAGCGACTGGGGTGAGGACACTAACAACTGTAGAGATCAAACGACCGGAGTCGTCATAAATTTTGTATGAGGCCATAAAGGGTTAGACTAGAATTTTCTTTTCGTAAGCTGGTGGAGTGACATGTTTAACGGTGTAGTAGTAACCGCCGTCCCGCGGGGTGCAGTCAACTTCACGCGTGTGAGCGATCCAACCAATGTGGTTAGTTCGTGGAAAGATACTCGTGAGGTCCCAGGACTCAAGCCTACGCTCTGTGCCAAAGTCTGGAACAATCTGCTGGATCAAGCCAATCTGCGGAACAGTGATTGTGTCATGGAGACAGTCAAAGCGGTTTGCCATCCCATAGAGATTGTAAAACACGGGCATCGGGCGAGGCTCAGTGGCGACAAAACTCTGGATCAAAGCGGGTGAGAAATACTCCGAGTAAGTAACAAACGAGTTATACCGCCCACCTTTAATCAACGCATAGCGGTCATAGTAGCGTTCGTTAAACTTCAGCCCCGTTGTTGCTGGTGTGGAACCAATAGACGGTGCACCCGTTTGGACTTCAATGGTTTCATTTACCTTAAGCGCATAAAGCGAAACCAACCAATCTGGCCAATCCACGGGTTCCATAACCTCCCTCACAGGTTTAACCACTTCAAGTTGCTCGGTTTCTGTCTTATTCTTCAAAAACACAAACCGCAAAGAACCGCCAGCTTTAGGGAGTTGTTCGCGATAAACATAAGAGCCAAACCCATTAGTGATCGCGTCACCCTTTGGAATGGCCTCAGAAGACATAAAATTCGTCAGCGTCGTGTTTTCCACCAGCGCTGTGCTCGCGGTGAAGTAACGCTCAGGAACCCACAAAATAATCGCACGATCATTCACTGTGCCCTCAATAGGCACAATCTCATACTTTCCTTTTTCATTTGCCGCGCTCATTTAAGTGATTCGTAAACTTTCTTCATATACTCCGAATGGGAGTGCCAGATCTCATCAACCTGCGGAGTGTAAACTCCATCAACCGTTTGCACCTTTATCCCGGCTTTCAAGTGCAGCGACGGTGGCGAGTAAAGTGTCATGCTGTTTTCTTGCGTTTGCGAGCTTGACTTGCAAGCGGTTAAGCTTAGCCCGCTCACTAGGCAAAGAACGACCTTCCAGTTCAATGATTTCATCAGTCAGAGATTCGATGTTAATAGATTGCCGCCACAGCAACCAAAGCGGGAAAGCCCACAAAGCTGCAGTGGCGGCTTGAAAGAACGCAGTGATGGCACTGGTGAAGGGCATTACTTATTCCCAGTTACAGTGCTATCCTTAGCAGCCAGCAAGCCAAGACCCGCAAGGATCCCAACTACCTTAGCCACTTCATCAGCATACTCAGGCAGCCACGTGGTTGTGATCACCCCAGCAATTGCCACGATCCCAGCGAGGGAAGTTTTCCAATTTTTAAGAATGTTGTTCATAATATCAAAGCATTTCTGCGGCTCCATCACCGCTTGTGATTGTGATTGCCTTAAACCGCATAGGTCTGTAAAGCCCCGCGGGCAAGGTCTTTCCAACAATATCTTGGTCCCCCGTGTAATCGTCCGCAAACGTGATCGTGGCAATAACCAAATCACTCCAAACCTGGAGTCCAAAGTAAATCTGCTCACCTGCCGTGATCGCATTGCTGGAACTCACATAAGTGAACCCTTTGTCAGAATGGTCTCGAATTTGTCGAATCATAAAAGAAAGAAAGCCCTCGGTCAAGTTGGATGACCGAGAGCATTAGAGTTAAGCAGCGATCGCTTTGATGACAGCAAAGTTGATGATGATTGCACCAGTTTCAGCGGTGCCAGCGGCTGCGTTGTTGTTGGAGACTTTGATGACAAAGGAACCGTTAGCAACTGTGACGACCGTGACAGCGGTGTTGCCGCCGTTGGTGCCGGACTGGATGGAGACGACGACAACGTCATTGATTCCAACGAGGGTGTTGGTCACAGTGAAGTTAGCCGAGGCTTCTGCGGCGAGGGAGGTGGTGTCAGTGGTAATCGCACCGCAAAGAGCAGAGATCGTTACTCCCGTTGTGCGGTTGGTGGTTTGCGTGACAGCAGACCCGCCAGAGGTGTAACCGATAACCGCAGAGCGGTCAGAGGCTGGGCGGAGGACTGCGCGGTTAAGCGTTTGTTCGGACATTTGATAATCGAGTGCCATAAGAGCGTGTGAATGTTAGTTTTGTTTTGTTTCTGAGAGTCGAAGGTCTTCCTCCAAGCGGCGCATTTCTGCGGCCGGATCTTCAGAAAGACTTCCGTTTGTGTGGTGCACAAAGTTTGTAGGTTTGCCGCGATAGCGGTCAAGGACGTCCTGGGCTGCCTTCAAGCGGACTTGGTCAGAAGTGGAATTGTGCATCAGATCCGTTTGGACCATAACCGCTTCCACAGCTGCGTTCTTCAGCATTGAAGTAATGTCGCCGGAGAACTCGTTGTGAATGATTGTGGCAACAAGAGCTTGGAAGAAAGGCTGACGAGTCCAGTTGCGGACGGTGTTCTCGGCAACATCAAGATGATCAGCTACCGCGCGGATCTTAGCTCCAGAGGCGATCATGTAAGCCGCTGTGCGGTGGATGGCTTTCTCTTGCTGAATTTCAGTCTTAGGTTCCTTCACACCGTGAAAGCGGAGGCTTGGCGGGGCTGTGCGAACGTCAGGTTCGTCAGGGAGGATGAGCTCCACCTCCTGAGTGCGAGAAGGCAAAGCAGGCGCTGGTGGCTCATCTCCAAGCAACTGTTGAATGTTAAGGATCATAGGAGTTTCTGGATATCAAGATTAACTTCCTGGAGGCGTTGGCGGGCAGCTGAGAGCGTAAGGCCAAAAGTCACTTGGAAGTGGGGACCTTCGGGGAAGGATTTCCAATTACCCGCCCATTCAACACCCATGCGGGCAGCAATAATGCCGATTTCCTGGTAAAGTCTATCCGCTCGCTTGGGATCAACTTCATCCAGGTAAACACCGTTGCTGAACAGGCCAAGGTCAATAGCCAGACCATAGTTGTGCCAGCTGGAACCTGGGCGGGCTTTAGTGACGATGCGACCTGGCTTCGTGCGACCCTGAGCAAACAGCGCCGCCTGTGCAGCCCAAGAACGGAGGCCAGAGATAACTTCAACCTTCACGCCGTGCTTCTCCATAGCTAGTTCAGCCTCAGCGACAAACGGTTCAAGTTTCGCAAGGGCTTTCTTATTCAGCGAGCCGAGGTTTTCAATTGTGCGCTTAGTTCTCATGGAGTCTTGGAGTTAATCATTGAAATGGCAAGCCACAGAGCACAGATGGTTAAAACAACCACCACGCCGGCAAATGGTTTCCATTCAATTGTGGTTAGGAGAAAGTTCATTAGTCTGAGGTATTTTACCTTCCAAGGTTTTAGGCGGACTTGTGGCTGCAGATTTAAACCTCAAAGCGGAGACATCCGAGCGGAGGTCTTTTAAGTCTTGCTTAACCTCAGAGATCTCCTTCAACAAAATCGTGTGAATCTCAACCCGCGTGGAGAGTTGCTGGACTGTCTCGGTAAGCTTGGACAACTGAGCAGGCAATGGCTGCACTGTAGCCCACCATGAGCCGATGCAGGCGGTGCCGAGGAACAGTTGCCACGGAGTGACACCAAGTGAGCGGAAGGTGGAAGAGATTTGCTGGGACATTGTTAAGGAAGAATATTTGGAGCAGTCAAAAGTCCGGCATCGACCATTCCCTGCCAGGACTTCGACAGTC